TCAGGAGGTCGCGAACTTCAGGAACTTGACCGCCTCGCCGTTGACGACGCCGCCGCCGACGCGCTTGCGGAAGTTGAACTTGACGAAGCCGATCTGGGTGATGTTGTCGCGGATCACCGAGGAGGTCAGCCGATCGACGATCGTGTAGGCCTCGGCGAAATCCCCGAAGCCGATACCCAGCGAGTTGGCGGCGATGGCCGGCATGTCCTCGCCCTCGACGACCGGATAGGCGAAGAGGGTCGAGGGCTGGCCGGCCGTCGCGCCCGGAGCCCAGAGATAGTTGCCCTGGCCATCCTTGAGCTTGCGAACGGCGCCGACGGTCGAACGCGCCATGAAGAACTTGGCATTGGCGCGATAGCCGGCCTTGAGCGCGTAGATCAGGTCGATGATCGCGTCGGCCGGATTGGACGAGGCGAAGGCACCTGAGGCGCCCGTCGGCAGATACTGGAACAGGTTCCAGGTCCGGGACGCGTCACCGGTCGAGACCGGAGCGCGCATCAGGAGCCCTTCCGGCTTGAGCTGCCCGTCGCCCGAGACGAAGGCCGTCGCTTCCTTGCGGGCGAAGCGGTCGGCTGCTTTTCCAGACAGCCAGCTTTCGATGTCGACCGACGCATCGTCGAGGAGCTTCTGGGTCACCTTCGGATAGGCGTAGAGCTCGTGAACCGCGATGCGCCACATGCCGACCTGCGGCGCGTCGGTCTGCACGCGGGTCTGCTTTTCGCCGACCCACTGCGCCTCGGCCTCGCCATTGTCGATCGGGCCTTCGAGCGCGTCGGTCCCGATGGTCACGACATTGGCGAGCTGACGCATCGGCGAGCTCTCGTAGATCTTCTTGACCATCCGGCCGGAGGTGTCGGGCGTGACGAAATAGCCACCGGCCGGATCGACGCCGACCTGCAGCGTCACGGCCTTGGCCTCCGGATTGCGCAGCTGCGCGTCGAGCGCCGTCTTGTATTCACGGAGCTCGTCCGGCGTCGCCTTCTTGCCGAGCAGCTTCGCCCAGTCGGCGACCGCCTTGGTCTCAGCCTCGCCGCCACCCCCGGAAAGCGCCAAGCGGTTGGCTTTCGCCTCGAGTTCGTCGGCGCGACGCTTCAGCTCTTTCTCGACCTTGGCGACAGCCTCGTCGATCGACTTGTTGATCTTTTCGAGTTCATCCTTGGTCAGGATGTCCTCGCGCTTCTTCTCGACCTCGGTCAGGCGCTCGTCGTTCTTCTTCTTGAACGCCTCCCAGGCGGTGTTGAGCTCCTCGAAGCCCTTCTTGATCTCGGCGGAGACATCCGCCTCCTTCGTTTCCGGTGCGCGACGGGTCGAGAGCGCCGTCGAGCCCTTCAGCTCTTCGAGCGTGACATGCTTCGTCATGATGTTGGTTCCCTGTTCAGCCGCGCAGCGTCGCCGCGGCCTTGCGCATGGCCAGGATCACGTCGCTCGCCCCATCCCGGGGTGACGGATCGGAAAGCCCGGCGTCGCGCAGGGCGTGTTTGCGGAAGATAGACACGGCCGCCTTGGCGTCCCTGCCCGAGAGCCGCGCCTCGTCACGAAGCGCCTCCTCCAGCTCTCGCGGATTGAAGGTCTTGACGCCGCTGACCTGCGCCTCCGGCAGAGCCGGGAAGGTGACCAGCGAAATCTCCCAAAGATCGAGTTTCTTCAGCCGGCGAACGCCGGTCGTCCGGTCGATCTCGTAATCGAGCGTACGGTACCCGATCGAAATGCCGCCGACCGCGCCCTTCAGCATCAGAGCGCGGACCTCGGCCGCGCGCGGCACGTCGAGCACGAGAGAGCCCGAAACCTTCAGGCCCTTCTCGTCCTCCACGACATCGGGCCAGACGCCGATCGGCTCGTCGGGGTTGTGCTGCCAGAGCATCGGAATCGCCTTCTTGCGGCGCTTCCACTCGGCCAGCGACGCCTTGAACGCGCCCGGCAAGGCGATGTCGCCGACGCGATCGAGGATGCCGAACACCGAGGCGTAACCCTCGACGGTTCCCGACTCCGCTCCATCGGCAAACTTGAATTCGCAATCGAAGGCGATCTTATCCATCATTCGGTCCCCTCGGCCGCAGGGTCCTCGACCGCGCGTCCAGCCGGCGCGACGACGCGCTTCGGCAGAACGTCGCCATCGGGATGCCAGTCGTAACCTTCGTCCTCGCGCAGCTCGTTCTGCGTCGCCCAACCGTCGCCGCCGCCGGCGCCGAGCGCCTTGGCATTGTATTCGGCCCGGTCCTTGGAGGCGCCGCGCATCAGGCCCTTGAGATCGAAGGCCAGATCGACGTCCTCATCGGAGCGAAGCAGGTTGACCTCGGCCGACAACTCGATGCAGCGCGCCCAGGGCGCGAGCGTGTGAACGACATGGGCGATGAACATCTGCTCGGCCGAGGCATAGGTCGCGTTCTTCTCGGTCGAGCCGACCATCATCGGAATGACGCCCAGGGCACGGCAGACTTCTTCAATCTGGAACTTGCGCGTCGCCAGATGCTCCGAATCGACACCTGACATTTGCATGCCGGTCCATTTCGCCCCGCGGTCGAGAATGAGCGGCTTGAAGCGGTTCGCACCGGCAATGTGAGCGGCGATCCAGTTCTGCAACGACGTGAACTGCTCGAGCGTAAGCGAACCGTCGACAGAGATGGCACCGCCCGGTTGCGCTCCGTTGCGATGCAGCAGCGCATGCGTCTCCTCGGTTGCGAGTGAAAGCCCGATCGCCTCGCGCGCCTGCCTGACCAGGTCGAGCCCGGCCCAGCCATTTACCGAAAGGCCGCGGACGTGCCAGATCTCGCGAGCCGTCAGCCGCCGCGTCACTCCGGCATCGGAGCCGACCTCGTAGTCGATCGAAAGGTCGGGCCGGCGTGTCATCACGACGTGGCGCGGCTCGATCAGGATCAGTTCGAGGATGCGACCGTCGCCGGCGCGCGAGATATAGACGAAGGCGTTGCCTGTCAGCAGCAGATGCAGAACCAGCGTCTGTACGAACTCGAATGCCGTCTGCCAGCCATTCGGCTTCCACCCGAGAAGATCGAGCAGCGGATGATCGATCCGCTTCAGCCGCCCGATGCGGACCTGGCTGCGGACATAGGCCTTGAGCGGCACCTGGGCGATGCCGTTGGCGACGAGCCGGGCGCAGGCCAGGACGACCGGCACGGTCAGCGCCGACGAGAAGCCAACGGCGACGCCCGACTTCGCCTCCGGCGACAGCATGAGCGACGGGAGACGGTCGAGGACGAGGGCGTCCTTCCGCTCGAACAGGCGTGAAAATGGCCACATCTCAGGCAGCCGCTTCCCAGAATGACGGGCCTCTGGCGGAAGCCTCGGGATTGCGGCTCATCAGGTCGAAGGCGTTGAACAGTGCGATCAGCGGATCGATCTTCGCCGTGCCGCTCGCCTGCTTCGTCACCAGCACGGCCGAGCCGCGCATCTCGGAGCGCGCATTGCCGACTGCCCAGGCCATCATCGGTCGCGCTCCGTGCTTCAAGGTTCCGTCCTTCAGCTTGCGGGCACAGCCCTTGATGACACCGGAGAGCCGATAGCCCTGCGGAACCGCCGCGATGCAGTCGTCGGGGATCTCGCGCAGAGCGAGCTCGTCCAGGATCGCGGCAATGCCCACGGCGTCGACGCCAATCCCGGCCTTCTCCGGCAGGAGACCCGCGCGCCAGACGCGCTCGACAATGTCGGCCACGCCGGCGACGTCGGCATTGGCCCCGTCTTCGGTCTCGGCGATATCGACGAAGGTGAGGTCACCCTCCGCCTCGAAATCGTCGAGCCGGGAGGCGATCTCCTTTCGCAGCAACTTCACGCCGCGATCGGCCCAGGCATGGCCCCAGTGGTGCCAGCGCTTGGTCTCGGCATGGCGGCCGATGACCGCGAGGCCGAGCAGATCGTCCAGCCCGCCGCCATCGATCCCGATCGTGCAGACCTCGCTGTTGGCGAGAAGCCAGTCGAGCGTGACGGCGGCGCTGCCGGCGCGCTCCCAGTGGCGCGCCCCCTCCCAGGTGTCGAGGCGGATGGCCACGCCAATCTCGACATTGAGATGCTGGGATGCCCAGATCGCGAACGCCTCGGGGCTCTTCTCTTTCGCCTCCCGGAATTTGGGCAGCAGGCGATCTATGGAGATCGAACGGCCGAGATTGGGCAGCACGATCGGCCAGAGCTTCGGATCCTGCCAGGCCTTCTCGGAATGCGCCTGCATCGCCGTCGGGAACTCGTAGAGCATCGGCAGCGTCTCGCCGCCTTCGTAAGACCCGTCTCGGACGGCTCGGGCATGCTTCAGTTCGGAGGCGAAGACGCCCGCCGGCTGCTCGTCCGAGGTCGTGGTGATGATGATCACGAAGCCCTCGGGGTTGGCGATGATGCCACCCTCGATCTGGGCCATCACCTTCTGCGCATAGGCAACCTTGCCGAGCTCGTGCAGCTCGTCGATCAGCACGCCGACGGGCTTCGCGCCGGTCATCACCTTGTTGTCGAACGAAAGAACCTTGAGCTTCGAGCCGTTCTT